GAAAATAAAGTAAAGGCAACTCTATATGATATTGCCGATGATATTAGTTACAAGTCAAGAAAAAATTATACACTCAATCACTTAATCGAAAGAATTAAAATTTATAATGAAGAAAACTTTAATTACGATATTGTAAACATACCTCTAAAAGACTAATGGGAGAAGAATTTTATTGCTCTTTAAAATTAATATCCGGTGAAGAAATATTTTCATTAATTTGTATTGATGAAAATGATGGAGATCCCATTATAATTCTTCAAAATCCTGTTGTTATGAAATTTCAACAATCGTCAAATGGAACGATAATGAAGATTAAACCTTGGATGGAAATTCCTGATGATGATTTTTATATTATAAAATTTGATAAAATTATTACAATGACTGAAATTAATAATAAAATTACTATTGAATTGTATAAAAAATATCTTAGTAATGAACCCATCGATTCAATAGGTGATAGTGGAGAGGTTAAAATAACGAATAAAATGGGATATATTTCTTCGGTAGAAGATGCTCGTAATAATTTAGAAAAGATCTTTAAAGACCTTAAATAAAGCTAAATTATCATCTTCAACGGGGACAAACATAGTCTACACAAGATTTTAGTAGTTGTCAAGCCCCTTTAAAGTGTGTTATAATATTCACAACACATAAAACTTAAAATAGAAGAGAAATATTATGTCTAAAAAAAAATCAGAACATTATGTAAATAATAAAGAATTTTTAGAAGCGATTACAATTTATAGATTTAATGTTGAAAAAGATTTTTTTAATAGAAATTCTAAAACTCCAACTAGAGAAGATAGATCAAAGCATTGGCAAGGAAAACCTCCTATTCCCAATTATCTTGGAGAATGCTTTTTAAAGATTGCTACTCACCTTTCATATAAACCAAACTTTGTAAATTATATGTTCCGTGAGGATATGATTTCTGATGGAATTGAAAACTGTGTTCAGTATATTCATAATTTTGATCCAGAGAAATCAAAGAATCCTTTTGCCTATTTTACTCAGATTATTCATTATGCCTTTTTGAGAAGAATTCAAAAAGAAAAGAAACAACTTGAAATTAAGAATAAAATTATTGAAAGAACTGGATTTGACGAAGTTATGACAATTGATGAAGGATTGCTTTCCGGGAACAATTCGGAGTATAATAGTATGAAAGACGCTATTCAGTACCGTAACAACAACCGATGAAAATTGCCATCATCACCGACACTCATTATGGATCTAAGAAAGGTTCTAAGCATCTTCATGACCACTTTGAACTTTTCTATAAGAATGTTTTCTTTCCTGCTCTAGAAGAACATGGGGTAGAGGCAGTCATTCATATGGGTGATGCATTTGATAGTCGTAAGTCAATTGATTATCAAAGTCTGGAATGGGCAAAGAGAGTTGTATTTGAACCTCTTCGTAAGTATGAAGTTCATATGATTGTTGGTAATCATGACTGCTATTATAAGAATACGAATCATGTAAACTCTCCAGATCTGCTTCTCAAGACTTATCCAAATATCAAAACTTATAGTTCTCCAACAAATACAAAGGTTGGAGGAATTGATATGACCTTTATTCCTTGGATTTGTAGTGAGAATCATGAAGAAACAATGAATGTAATTAAGAAGTCCAAGGCAAAGGTTGCAATGGGACACCTAGAACTTCAAGGTTTCCGTGTAAATAAAAATCTAATCATGGAGGAACATGGACTGGATTCGAATATTTTTTCAAAGTTCACAAAGGTATTTTCTGGTCATTACCATACTCGTTCTGATAATGGACGCATCTTCTATCTTGGCAATCCTTATGAGATGTATTGGACGGATGTGAATGATACTCGGGGGTTTCATATCTTTGATACGGAAACCCTCACACATACTCCAATTAATAATCCTTATAAATTATTCTATAATCTTTATTATGAGGATACTCCTTATCAGACATTTGATGCTCGGGAGTATGAGAATAAAATTGTAAAGATTATTGTTCGTAAAAAAACAAAAGCAAAAGATTTTGAAAAGTTTGTAGATAAATTATACACAGTAGGTATTCAAGACCTTAAAATTATTGAAAACTTTGAAATTCAGGAAAGTGAAGATTTTCAAGTTGATGAAGAAGAGAATACTCTTTCAATTCTAAATCGTTATATTGATGAGGCAGAAGTTCAATATGATAAAAATATCATTAAAGGTATTCTTCAAGATCTTTATCGGCAAGCTTGCGAAGTAGAATAATGTTTCTTCTTACACTTAAAGATCGTAAAGATGACGGTGCATTTGCCGTACAAGATAATTATGGAGAAAAAGTTTTATTCTTATTTGAAGAAGAAGATGATGCCACTCGATATGCTTTGATGCTTGAGGATCAGGAAGAAAAAGAAATGGAAGTTGTTGAAGTTGATGATGCACTTGCCATAAGAACCTGTAAGATGTATAATTATAGATATGCCGTAGTAACACCAAACGATATTGTGATTCCTCCTAAGAATGATAATCTTTAAAAAAATTAAATGGAAGAACTTTTTAAGTACTGGCAATAACTGGACTGAAATTGACTTTCAAAAAAATCATACTAACTTAATTGTGGGTACAAATGGTGCTGGCAAATCCACAGTGTTGGATGCTTTGACTTTTGTATTGTTCAATCGCCCATTTCGCAAGATTAATAAACCTCAACTTCCCAATAGTACTAACGAAAAGGACTGTTTGGTAGAAATTCAGTTTTCTGTGAATAGTCGTGAGTATTTGGTTCGTCGTGGAATTAAACCGAATATTTTTGATATTGAAGTAAATGGAAAGCAACTTCATAAGGAAGCAGATGATCGTGCAAATCAAAAAATTCTAGAAGAGAATATTTTAAAAGTAAATTATAAGTCTTTTACTCAAATTGTGATTCTGGGTTCAAGTACTTTTGTTCCTTTTATGCAACTGACTACGGCACATCGTCGTGAGGTGATTGAGGACTTGTTAGATATTCGTATCTTCTCCTCGATGAATAATTTGATTAAAGATAAAATTCGTCAACAAAAGGAACAGATTAAATCTTTAGAACTAAAAAAAGAATCTCTCAAAGATAAAGTTCAAATGCAGAAGAACTTTATTGAGCAGTTGGAGAGTCGTGGAAAGGATAATATCAATGCTAACAAGAAAAAGATTACTAACTTGATTGCTGAAGTTGATGCATATATGCTTCAAAATTCAACTACCGAAGAAAGTATCTTTACATATACTAAAGAACAAGAAGAAGTTATTGGTGCGACTGATAAACTAAGAAAGTTGGGGAATCTAAAAGGTAAAATCTCTCAAAAAGTATCTACCATTACTAAAGAGCATAAGTTCTTCACAGAAAATACGGTTTGTCCCACCTGTACTCAAACAATTGAAGAAGAGTTTCGGTTAAATAGAATTGCAGACGCTCAAAATAGTGCCAAGGAACTTCAGCAAGGTTACAAAAATCTTGAAGAGACCATAAAAATGGAAGAAGAGAGGGAGCGTCAATTTATTGCTCTATCTAAGGAGATTACGAAACTCAACAATGACATTTCTCAAAACAATGCTAGGATTTCCTCTAACCAACGACAGGTTAGGGATTTGGAAAGTGAAATTCAAACACTTACCGAACAACTTGAAAATAAAAATACTGAGCATGAAAAGTTAGAAGAGTTTCAAACCAATCTTCAAAAAGTCTTTGAGGATCTGGGAACCAAAAAAGAAGAGATCGTTCATTATGATTTTGCATATTCTCTTCTCAAAGATGACGGGGTAAAAACCAAAATCATCAAAAAATATCTTCCCTTCATCAATCAACAGGTGAATCGTTATTTGCAGATGATGGATTTTTACATTAATTTCCATCTTGATGAAGAGTTTAATGAGAGCATCAAATCACCTATTCATGAGAACTTTTCTTATGCTTCTTTTAGTGAAGGTGAAAAAATGAGAGTTGATTTGTCTCTTCTCTTTACTTGGAGAGAAGTTGCAAGAGTCAAAAACTCTGTGAATACAAATCTCTTAATTATGGATGAAGTTTTTGACTCATCTTTGGATGGATTTGGAACTGATGAGTTTCTTAAAATTATTCGTTATGTCATTAAGGATGCTAATATATTTGTAATTTCTCATAAGACTGGACTTGAAGACAAATTTGAAAGTGTCACAAGATTTGATAAGAAGGGAGGATTCTCATATAAAGTAGAATCATAAACAAACAGAACAATGC